ATAACCAAAAAACACTTTTAAAAGAATATGTTAACAGCGTTACTAATAGCCCTGCTCTTAAGTCTTTTATCAACGAGGAAATCAAGACGGTTAAAAAAACAATTACTGGATACTCTAAAAAAGTGGAGGACAAAGCAGTAGCTGTAAAATTAACTGAGACTAGAGATATGATTAAACCATTGTGTAAAAAATCATCTGTTAATGATGATAACGTTATTAACTTGCTTAACTATTATGAATTAGTAAACGAGTTAAAAACGATTCATGGTTAGTCTTGTTGACATATATAACATAAAAGAATCTACTTTTAGTGAGTTAAAAAAAGATAGAGATCCTGCAAGAGGAAATAAAGCTAAAAGCAGAGAAAGAGATTTTAAATTAGTTAGTGGAGAACCAGACCCAGAAACTGGAAAAATATCTTCTAAAGTAGTTCGTAAACCATCTATGTCTAACATGGTTAAAGATTTAGAAGCAGAAGTTCAGGATTTTCAACAATTAGTAGATGATAATCCAAACGATATAGTATTATTTAATTTATTTGAAGAATTAAAAGATTTATATAATAAATTTAGAACACATACAAGAAAAAAATATAAAGATGAGTAAACCATTTAACATACACGATTGGCAAGCCAAACAAAAACAGCAACGTTTGGATGAACAGTATTACGTAACTGTTAATCGTGGTCGTGGGAGTGGTAAAAGATTAGTCAGATCAGCTGAATCTGATTATGAAGAGCCAAGAGTATTTTCAAGTTATGGAGAAGCTGAAGCATATGTTAAGCAAGCTAAAAGCAGTGGAGCTACACCAGGACAAATAGCCTCATATTGGGTATCAGATGAAAATATGAACAGAATAGAGGACCCAGTAGTAGCTAAAGGTGATGGATTAGAAATTACTCAAGACGAAATGGAAAGACTCCGTAGAAATGGTAGAGTAAGACTTAAAGACGGATCTTTACTTGTTTTCCCTTCTAAACCTCTTAATGTAAAAGAAGCTATAGTTGATTATGATTTTTCAGAAGAAGAACTAATTAGAGTTATTAAGCAACTTAAAAGAAATGCCAGTACTGAAGTAAACATGATTAAAGCATTTGAAAAAGCTTTAGGTAGAGAACTTACAGATGATGAAATTAGAGGATTTAAATTAAAAGAAGACGATATAGATGAAGCTAGCATGACAGGTACAGGTGCTTCATTTAATGCAGGTTCAGGTGAAGGATATATGACACCAAACGCATTTGGCGATGATAAAAAAAAGAAAATGAAAACCTATAAAAGTATAGGATATAAAAAAGTATAATTATGCTATTACAAGAATATAGACCATTTAACGTAGACAAACAATTAGTAGAAGCATCTATTAAAAATAACAAATCACTAGTTGTTACTGGTGTTTTACAACGTGCTGAAGCTAAAAATCAAAATGGTAGAGTTTACCCAAGAGAAATTCTTGAAAGAGAAGTTAAAGCATACATGGAAGGTCCAATAAAAGAAAATCGCGCAATGGGCGAATTAGACCACCCAGAATCTTCAGTTATCAACTTACAAAACGTGTCTCATAACATTAAAAGATGTTGGTGGGATGGAGACGATGTAATGGGTGATGTTGAAGTATTACCTACACCAGCAGGAAATATATTAAAAGCATTATTTGCTTCAGGTATTACAGTTGGTATTTCTTCTAGAGGTATGGGTTCAGTAAAAGAAAACATGTCAGAAGGTACAGTTGAAGTACAAGATGATTTTGAATTATTATGTTGGGACTTTGTTTCAACACCATCTACACACGGTGCATTTATGACTCCAAAAGGTCGTTCCTTACAAGAAGGAAGAATAGTAGTACCAGAATTTAAATACACAAACGTAAATAATATTATACGCGACATTATCTGTGACAACACAGGTACTTGTCAGTGTTAGTCGTGAACAATTAATTGTTCATAATCGCAAAATCTCCGCAAAAAAATTTGGGTGGGTTAAAACCCCTTCATATGTATAATAAACAATAAAGGTTACAAAAAATATATAAATCTCATGCGAGACTAAAACTACATATATATAAAGCTTAAGGGGACAATTTCCTGATTCCCTTATATTTCAATTAACACGAGTATTAACTAAAACAAAAATTATGAGAAAATTGATTTTAAGTTTGACTTTAGGACTGCTAACAGTTGCTGGAGTAAACGCACAGGAAAAAGGTGACTGGTACATTGGTACTGGCGACATTGCTAACAAAGCATGGACTGAGTGGTCCGTAAGCCCAACAGTAGGATATGGTTTAACAGATAACATCATGGTTGGTGTTAATGTTTCACAAGCTGACTCTACTGCTGATATGGCTGTTGATTTACATGCAAGATACTTCCACAAAGGATATTTCGCGTATGTAGCAACTACAGGTTTAAACACTGATGATATTTCTATTGGTGTCGGTAAAATGTTTACGTTTCACAAAGGCGTATTTGTAGATCCTAAAGTGGTTTATGACGCAACGGCTAAGACAACTAATTTACAATTAGGTGTAGGTCTTAAATTTTAATTATTAATCTTAAAAACAAATTATCATGGAAAAAGTATTTTCATTAGTAAATGGATTTTTAGGCGGATTAGGTAAGCTATTTATGGCTTTTATCCCTGTAACAATCCTTTGGTACATCTTAACAGGTGGTACTGTATTTGGAATGGATGTGGTTGCTAATCTTACTGCTTTACTTAACAGTTTAGGTAACGGTGGATTTGTAGGACTTGTAGTTCTAGTAATCGTAGCTCAATTCTTTATGAAAAAGTAATATTTGATTAAATATTTCATTAAAGGCGCCTATGGCGCCTTTTTTGGTCTCTCATCTTCTTATATATGTATATTGGAAAACATACGCGCTTCCCAATAAGCCGTCCCTGACATATATAAACCCTTATTAAGGTTCCTAATAACCTTATTTCCCGTACAATTTATTAACGAGACTCGAAAGAGAAAAACTGAAAGAAAATGGCAAAAGACATTTTAAAAGAAGCTATCGCTGACGCTAAAGCTGTCCGTGAAGTTGCTCTTGCAAATGCTAAAGCTGCATTAGAAGAAGCTTTTACTCCAAAACTTCAATCTATGCTTTCTGCTAAATTATCTGAAGATCTAACTGAAGAATATGACGAAGACGAAAAAGTCGACGAAATGTACTATGATGAAGATGAAGATGGTGATATGGACGAAGCAGTAGGTATGGAAATGGATGAAGACGATATGGATGAATCCACTGGAGAAGCTGATTTAGATGAAGAAATAGATTTGGAAGAAATTCTTAACGAATTAGAATTAGACGAAAACGAAGAAGTTTCAGAAGAAACAGTCGAAGAAGCTAAAGATGAGGACTTAGATGAAGCTAAAAAAGATGACGACAAAGACGACATGAAAGAAGCTGATGATAAAGACTTAGATGAAGCTAAAAAAGACGATGAAGAAGACTTAGATGAGGTTCACAAACCACATTACAAAGCTGATGATGTACAACAAGTAGATCATAGTTTACATGAAGGTGAGGAATTTGATTTAGATGCTCTTCTCGAAGAAATTAACAATTTAGACGAAAACAACGAAGACGAAGTTAACGAAAAAGTGGAAACACTTGACGAAACTGAAGAAATTGAAGAAGCTAAAGACGAAGTTGAAGAAGCTGTGAATCCACTAGCTGCTGAACTTGAAGAAACTAAAGCTGCTTTAGAAACAGTTCGCGCTGAACTTAACGAAGTTAATTTGTTAAACTCTAAATTATTATATGTTAACAGAATCTTTAAAGCAAACACATTAGATGAAGCACAAAAACTACGTGTAGTTGAAACTTTAGACAATGCGACAAACGTTAAAGAAGCTAAGTTAATATATGAAACAATTAAGGACACTTTCAATGTTGCTAAATCAAAGAAAGAATCCTTTAAAAACAAAACGAAATCATTACAAGAAGGTCTAGGAATGGCTTCTAAAGCAGCTGGTATATCTACCGCTCCTAAAAAAGAAGTAATTGCTGAATCATCTAACATGGTATCTCGTTTCCAAAAATTAGCAAACATTACAATTAACGAGTAATTGTAAAATATTAATTTAAAAAATTTACAAAAATGGACAATGTAAATCATTTATTAGAAGGTGCTTCACCTTACCAAGTCCTTTCCGAGCAGTCAGCTAAATTAGCTAGCAAGTGGGATAAATCAGGACTATTGGAAGGTATTGAGTCTTCTACAGAAAAGAACAACATGGCTATGTTGTTAGAAAATCAAGCTAAACAGCTTGTAAACGAAGCTAGCTCTACAGGTGGTGGTGCTACATTTAATGCTGGTGATTCTGAAGCATGGGCTGGTGTTGCTCTTCCATTAGTACGAAGAGTATTTGGTGAAATCGTTGCTAAAGACTTAGTATCGGTACAACCAATGAACTTACCTGCTGGATTAATCTTTTATTTAGATTTCCAATATGGTACAGACCAAAACTTTAAATCAAGTGGCGAATCTTTATATGGTGCTACAGATGATCTTAAGAGAACTGACGGTGCGTTTAACAAAGGTTTATACGGTGCTGGTGAGTTTGCTTACTCAATCACTCAATCAACTGTAACAGCTACTTCAGTTGCTTCAGCATCAGCTGCATTCTTAGGAATCTTAAATGCTGACACTGAATTTTCAGCTTCTGAAGCTTCAAAAGGCCACACTTTTGGAAGTGATAATGGTGATAGTGATGAAATATTCACAATCCAAATTCCTCTAACAGATCTTTCAGGTTCTGATAATGATTCAGTTAGAGCATGGAATGTAACAGATGCAGGTTTAACAGTATTACCACAATATTCAAGAATTAATGGTGCAAATGTTGAATTCGTAGTATCGGGTGCTGCTAACCAAGCGTTCTCAGGTACCACAGTTACTTACCTATTAGGACCAGATAACTTGGATGATAGAGGTGACTTCGAAGATTCAATTCCAGCTGCTGGTGTTTCTACACAAGCAATTCCTGAAATTAATGTTCAATTAAGATCTGAAACAGTTGCTGCTAAAACACGTAAATTGAAAGCACAATGGACTCCTGAGTTCGCTCAAGACTTGAATGCTTACCACTCAATTGACGCTGAAGCAGAATTAACTTCAATCTTAAGTGAGTACATTTCAATGGAAATTGATCTTGAAATCTTAGACATGTTAATCAAGAATGCTGACACAGTTGAAGCATGGAGTGCTAAAGTTGCTCAAAATGCATCTGTAAGTTCTAACACTACTGAAGGTGGTGCAACAGCTATCAC